GTACTCAGCTGTGGGAGCGCGGTTTTGCTTGCCTTTTATCTGCATGATGTTAGGTTTAACAACTTCTGTAGCAATAAGCTCTCTAGTGGCTGCATCTAAATCACGACCTTGATAGTCTGATGCTGAATCAACTCCCCCACGATGTCCTCTTTCTTTTGCCAGCTCCTTAGCACGACGCAAAAGTTGTACTATCTGTTTTGGCGTTAAGGAGCCTGGTCTTCCAGCCCAAGGCTCCACCTCCACCGTCACATGACTCTTCCCTTTCGCATCCCTTAGACTAAACAAGCGAACTTCCTTATTCACTGCTGCATCCAATCCCCCAAGTCCATATCCTCGTTCTCTCTGCCCATATCCTCCCACTGAGTGGCCCATGACATTACTCTCTTGTCCCACTTGCCCAGAGAACCACGCCTCCTCAGGAGTGCGACCCCCAGCAAGGCCTCCCCACTCACTCTTTATCTGCTTGCCGTCAGGCCCAACAGCAATCCATTTATCTCCCTCTTGTCTAACTAGCTTAGCTTGAGATTCTGTGAGTTTTTCTGGAACAGCTAATTCCACCCACTTAACACCAGTGTCTACATATTCCTTGTAAACTGGCATATCCTTCATGGAGGCAGCTGCCGCTTTCTCCATTTGATCTGCTACTTTCTTGTCGAAGGCAGCAGTCTCCTTAACTGCCCGCACGAGGTCGTATTGCTGGAGCTTGGCGGGGTCTACATTCTGCCGGAGGAAGGCGCCTACGTGGGAGAGGTGGGACTTTAAGGACTCTACTGATTGCATGGTATCTGATGTCACATTATGTTTCTGTAAATCCCAAAGACTTTCTCCGGGTTTAAGGCCAGCAGGAAAGTCTCGTTGACCTACATACTTAGTTCCATGCACAGCCGCATCCATCAGCTCCTCCCACCTCTTCACTCCCTCCCCAAACGGAATCTCTATCTCTAAAGCCGGATCTTTCGCGGTGGAACCTTCAGTTTTAAGGGAGTGAAAAATATCACGTTTGCGATCTCTCTCAATCTGAGAAAGTTCATCCTTTGCCGCTAAAACGTCATATTCCTTTTTAAGACGGTCATAAGGCACATAGCCACTCAGGGGATCTTCCTTCGTCCCAGCGTACTTGTTGAGGTAGTTGCGAATGGCACGACGACTTAGTGTGGCTACATTCTTACCAAGAGGTGCTGCCAACCTCTCCACCGCCTCCGGGTGCCACATCCCCCCTTTCTCCTTCACAGCAAGCTGCGGGCTCGTCTCCTGCAGATACCGTATCGTCTGCAGCATCCTCGGCACGCTCTCTGTAAGGCTGGGAGTGAAAGCCCGGGTCTCTGGCTCCACCAAGCGCCTCTCCGCGTTCCGGGCCTGCACCTCCCCTGCCCTCCGCATGTACGCTGTGACTGCGGGGTCCTTCAAGTCCTCCACTCCCAGGGGCCGCGAGCGGGCTGCTGCAATCTCCCCTTGAGTCACTGTGGCGGGACTCCCCCCCGTTGGCATCCTTTCCAACTCCTGCACTCCATGCTGGCCTTCATGGGTCAGGACGCGGAGCATCATTGCAGGGTCGCGGGCGATGGCAGCAATCTCTCCACCCTCCGCAGCAATGGTGGGGCGGTAGCTTCCACCCCGCGCTCCCCTCCCCACATTCGCAGGAATGTCTCCAAGCCCCGGATACGCCTTGTACAGCTCAGGATGCTCATACACTTCCCGCATGGGCATCCCCGCGATGGACTTCCCACCCGCCAGCACATCCTGCGCTGCTGGCGTGAGCCTCGCAGCATCATCCGGTATCTCCCAAGTCCACTGGCCCCCCTTCTCCCTCTCCAGGCCGACCTTCCGCCAGATCTCCTGGGAGGGCAAGCCCTGGGACTCCATCCTCTCTGCCTTCTTCACCGCAGCGTCGAACCATGCACCTTTGCCGGCTGTAGTGGCTCCCTTCTTCCCCGCTATCATGCCCACTACTCCCATCGCAGGATTCCACACATTCAGACCTTGCTCCATAGCCCCCTCTGCGTCCAGCTTTGGCCGGCCCTGCGCATCTCTCGGCGGGTCCAGCATCGCAGGGTTCCCAAGCAGGAGCCTCGCTACCACACGGGCAGCCTTCCCAGCGAAGGACTTGTCCTCGTAGTCACCCTCCAACGCAGTCCGAATAGTGTTGGCCTGGGCCACAGATGGCGAAGGGGCCGCGAACCTACCCCGCGCAACGAGGGGGTCTTGGGCACTCGGTCGGCCCTCAGATGGTTGGTAAGCCCACGGAGGCACACCATCCTTGCTGCTGGCCAAGATGGCTTGGAGAAGAGGGTCCATCAGTACCCCGGCACCATTGGAGGCTGCATCCCAGGATACCTCTGCTTCATCTGGCCCATGAGCCTCGCCATGAACTGGGCTTTCTGGAACTGCTGCAGTGCCTGGGGATCACTATCCTCCTGCGTCCCAATCCGAGGATTCAACCTCTGCTCCAGCCGCTGGGTGAACTGCTGCTGGGCTTGCACCTGCTGCAGCCTCTGCTGCTCTTGCCTCAGCACAGCTTGCTGGCGAGGGTCTTGCATGTCCCTGTGGCCCATAGTCTGCTGGAGCATCTGGAGATTCGCCGGGTCCAGGTCCTCACCTGACTGGTCAGGGAGAGAGGCAATGGAATCTTGCATCCGGCGTATCCGCAAGGGGGCTCTAGGCTGAGGCACTTGCCAGCTCCAGAGGGATAACTTTGCGCGGGGATGGAATTCCAACTACGTGCGGATTCCTCAAAGCCTTACCTATAGCGATCCAACACGCTTCAGGGGGCAGGTCAACCTGGCACTGAGCAGTCCCTTCCCAGTAAACTCCCTTATCATCATTCCTCTTGCACTGGTCCCAGGTGTAATGCATCTTGTGGCAGGGGTAGCAAGGGGTCTTCGTGGTGAAGAGGGTGAACGTGTTCTTCCAATCCCGCGAGAGGTTCTCATGACTCGAGTGGCTGAGGAACACAATCTTCGGCATCTCCTCCATGCACATGCCGCTTAGCACACCGGTCTCCGGGCCCACGATGAGGTCCGCGATCTGCGCGAGGGCGAGGGTCTGCCGGATGCTCCACTGCCCAGCCATCCTCACAATGCGGGACTCATTCTTCCACGGCTCATCCAGCAGGAGGCTGCGGGCATCCCCCACAGTCACGATCTTACACTCTGGGTACGTGACGAGCATCCTTGCAAATATCTGGTCAATGTGGGGCCAGACTTTGTGGACGGAGCTCCCATTCAGCACCCACAGGATGAGGGGCTTGGCTTTGAGCGCAATCCTCTGCTCCACCGCCCAGTCTTTCTCCGCTTGAGTGGAGTAGAACTTGGTCTCTGGCTCCTTGTAAGGGATCTCCGCCAGCTCATGCTGGAACTCCACATAGTTCGTGTTAAGGTACTTGTCGCGCACAGCCTTGGGCCAGCGGGTCTGCACCCTCTCTGTGAGGGTGAGCCAGGTCCCCTCCACGCTCTCGCTGAGGTTGATCCACCTGTCGTACTTCTTCCTCTCACTTTCCCAGAACGCCCCCAGGGCCACGTTGGGCACTTGGTCCGTGTCTTGGAGGATAAGTTCGTCAATGTTCGGGTCGTGCTGGATGACTTCATAGGCCCGAGGTGTGCTGTAGAGGGTGATGTGGAAGCCCTGGCGCTTGAGGCCAGGAAACACACTGCAAGTCTGCAAGGCATCCCCCCAAGCTCCATACCGCACGACTGCGGCCTTCTTCTCTGAGCGGGGGTTCTTGTAGCTCAGGACATGACCGGCCCCCGGTGGGAGCTTCTTGAACACTTGGAGGAAGCTGTACTCCTGGGCCTCAGAGCGGGCCTCCGACCGGCGGCAATCCCAGTCAGGGAACTCATCCATCGCATCCAGGATATCTGCCTCCACAAAGTCATGCTTGTGGTCCAGGTTCGCCCCATCCTGGCCGATGTTCGGATACAAGTCCTTGTGGGGGAGGTAGAGGATGAAGTGGCCGCCGACCTTCACTAGGCGCCACCACTCCTTCAGTGCGGCCTTGTAGTCCACAATGTGCTCCAGCAAGTGGCTGCTGAATATATAGTCACAGGCTCCATCTGCGAACTGGGGCATCTTGCAAGCGTCCTCCACCACCACATCTGGCTTCATGGGGGTGCCGAAGAGGGTCACGTCCTTGAGGTTATCCACCCCGAGGAAGTGAGGGAAGGCCTTGAAGGGGCCGCAGCCTACGTCAAGGCCGAAGCCGCGGGTGTAGGGCACGAGCTCCCACAAGATCTTCCCTGCCTCATTCCCCTTCGAGTCTTCCCTAGACCAAGTCATCCCTTCATCCTCATGTAGCCGCAAGCTGCAGGATTCATATCATCCCCTTTGCGTGGAGCAGAGAACGTGGACTTCTTCCCATTCCCGTGAGCCTCAGCCACGTGGGGCGGTGGAGGAGGCTTCCTCACTGGCGCCTTAGCGTGCTGGGCCTTTCCCTCCCCAACGAGGGGAGCCTTGCTCATCTTCGCTTTCATGTCAGAACCTGTCTCCGAAGTTGTTGCGTTTGAGGAAGCCTCCCACGCTGTGGCCGGTGGGTGCCAAGTTCTCCACCTGCCCCAGCCGTTCTCCGTGGTCCAGCAAGTCTCCTTGCTCCATCTTCTTCCGCTTCTCGCTGTGAGAGGAAGTGGGGGAGCCTGGATCTGTGTAGCCTTTCGGATCGCTTGGTGCTTTCATCCGTGTCTCCTTAGTGGGAGGGGGCCGCGAGGCTCCCTCCCTCAGTTGTACTACAATGTGACATCCGCTCCTGGAAGGATAACCATCTCAGCCGAGGCTGCGACAACTTCCGTAGCGTCCGTGCCCAGCAAGAGAGCCAGAGTCTCCCCCTTCGTCATGGTCAAGGTCGTCGTGGCCTGTGTGTGGCCGGAAGAACCTTGAGTCATAACTGCAGAGGTTGAAATGGCTGTTCCTGTGGCTGCGTACACCCTTGCGTACATTGCGTGAGTCGTACTGGTCCCAGACGTGATGATCTGCGCCGTGATAGACTTCACCAGCATTGTAGTGAACGCCGTGTATCTACCGCTGAGAACAGCACTTGCACCCGCAGCGTTAAAACCAAGGGAGACAGGCAACACCGCCTCATACGCGGCATTGTCATACGCCATATTCTTCGTAGCCATATGAGTCTCCTGTTACGCTGCAGTGTCCCAGACAACGATACGAGCTTCCGTAGCGACTGTCTGGTCATGGACGATGCCGAAACCACCGAGGTAGTACCATGCCACACCCTTACTCCGACCATAGTCTGTCGGAATCTTGGCGCGCATCTCCTCAGGGATAACGACCCCCTCAGCCACTGTGTCTTCTCCAAGGAAGAAGATCCAGTCATTTCCACTCACCCAAGCAGTGGCCGTGATACCATCGGTGGAGCCGTAGCCCTTCACGATGTTGGTCTGCTCAGTGTAGCGGACATTCTCATACCGCCCGATCTCCGCGTTGAAGATGAGCTGGATTCCAGGCACCGTGTACTGGTGGATGGACTCCAAGTCGTTCTTCAGGCGGCGGAGGGTAGAGGGCCAAGCCACACCCACATAGTCATCATTCGTGTAGGCAGGGATGTTCCGCTCCTTCATCAGGTCCACAACGAGCTTGGCATGTTCTTTCTGGAACGCGATGTTGTTCGTCGCGGTTGCAGTGCCATTCGTGGTGAGCGTAAGGGTGGCGGTGGACGTACCTGCTGACGCGGGGACGACTCGGAGGTTCGCTCCGTTGAACTGCGCCCAGGCTGCACGGTCGAACACCTTGACCGCATCGTTCCGGAGCGCCTGCATCACCGGCTTCCGTACCTCGAACTTGCCCAGTGCTTCGAGCTTGCCGCTGTACGGGACGCTGTTGCCGTACTCATTGACAGTCAGCGTTGCTTGGGTGATAGTGAACTGCGTCTCTGGCATGGTGTTGGTCTCAACCAGCGTTCCGCCGGCTGTGGCCGCATTGCTCACCACGTCCCAAGTGAAGGTTTGTCCCTTACCCTTCCCTTGTTGTGAGGCGTCTTTGACGTCACAGAATTGCCGGAACCTTGACATCGGTTGCACGGCCTCCCTTAGTTCATCACTAAGGTTCTGTGAGTAGAAGAAGCCACCCAGAGAATTGACGGCCCAAAGTTGGCCAGCCATATCTAGGTTCCTTTGCTTCTAGGTTGTGGTACAAGTTGGTTCTGGCCGCGCTTCGCAGCCATCGCCGCTATGACCTCGCTGGGCGTTGCTACCTTGGCAGCAGCTGCGGCCTCGTTGAGCCGCGTGGCGGCTGTGCGGGGCACTGGCGGAGTTTCCGCCTTGCGAGCTTGCCGAGCGGCAACCGTCCCTGGGGGGGTGGGCTGGCTGGGAGAGCTTGCTGCTTGCTTGGGCAACTTGAACGCTACCCTGAGGTCGTCGCCTATGGATTTGTACAGCTCCTTGTACGGGCGGCGGTCGGCCTCCCCTCCCCGATCCTTTGGCGCTCTCCGGCGATTCTCTTCAACGAAGAACAATCGCTTGATGTAGTCATTGGATAGGAGGTCTGCGTACTCGGCTTGCACAAACGTCATGGCGCCTTGAAACTGAAGTTCATCCTGCGCAGCTATACGAGCCTGCTGTGCTGCGAACTGCTGCACCTGCTCAGGGCTGACTGCGCCCTTCCCCCTCATCTCTGTGAGGGCTTCTGCTGCTTGCTCGGGGGTACCGAACTGGAGAGCGTTCGCCAGCTCAGCGTCTGTCTTGCCCTTGGGCTCAGGCTTGGGGGGCGCATCCTGCGGGGCTGCCCCACGGGCCTTCGTCTCTGCTTCCTTGAGGAGCTCCGAGGCCATCTGCAGCCTGAAGTCCGCCGCTGTCTCCTTCTGGAAGGTGCGATAGCCAGCATCTATGATGGCCTTGCCCTTCACTTTCATCTTCTGGCCATCCACCACCACATCGTAGTCTTGCAGTGGATCAATGGTGGCCGCCGGAGCGGGCTGCTCGGCAGGGGGCGGAGCTTCTGGAGGGAGCTCCCCTGCGAGATCCTCAGCTGGAGCTGGGGGCTCGTTCGGAGGGGTTTCCCCCGGCGGCGGTGTGATGTGGCCTTCCTCATCTACGGTAGGCGCAGTCTCTGCAGCATCCACCACATGCTTGGCAGCCACAGTCTTAGCTATCTCTCCCAGCGCGATGTTCCGCGGGTTGTCCTGGGGATTTGGCTTGGCATACTCCTCTTCAGGAGTTGCCGCTGCGGGAGTCTCTGGAGTCTCAATCGCCATGTTCCACCTCTTGCAAAGCGCCGTCCGCAGACTTGCCGGATAGGATAAGGTCTCTGAGCCAACTCAGCATGAATTGGCTCCGCCAAATGCGGTTCTGCAGTACTTGAATCCGGTTCCTCCGCCAGGGCCAGACTTTCGCAAGTTCCTCTTGCGCCAGGATACATTCTTGGTTGAGGCAGCCGACGAGGTGCCGCCCGAGGTCACTGTGGATGAAGTCCTTGGCTTGCCTGCCCAAGTCCACCTCCGCCACGAGGGTACGGGTGGTGGGGTCGAGGGCCGCGAGGAGCTCCTGCAGATCGGTGTCTGCGGCATCCATCAGTGTACTCTAGCCTCCCCATTACCACCAGCTGGCTTGGGCGCGATCTTCGCGGCCTCCACCATCGCGCGAGCCTTAGCCACAGCGAGGAACTTGTCCACGGCGGCTTTCTGCTTCGCTTTGAAGACTTCCAAGTTCGCAGCGTGGGCAGCCTTCTGCCGCTCCAGCATCATCTGCTGGTTGTGTTCCTTGCCCTTGAGAGCGAACTCGTGCTGCTGCTCCCGCTCGCGGAGCTGGAACTCCATCATGGCCTCCTGCATGGCTCCCTCGAACTCGTGCTGGGCTTCCATCTGGCGAAGGTTGAGGTCATTCTCCTTTTCATCCAGCGAGCGTTCCCGGCGCTGTATGCGATCCTTGTGCTGGTCCACGATCTGCCTCGCTACACCCTCAGCCTCTTGCATCATCTTCTGGGCCTGCACGAGGCGGGGGTCCACCTCGCTGAAGAAGCGAGCGCTGTCCTTGAATCCTGCGAGGCCGAAGAGTTCCTTGCGCACTTCTGGAAGGTTGAGGTCCGGCGGCCCCTCCTTCGCCATGCTGGTGTAGGCACCGGCGGCTTGCATGAACTTCTGGAAGCGGCCTTCCGGGTCCGTGGCTCCCATCCCCACATTGATGCTCAGGGTGAGTTCTTGGTCCAGGAGCTTATCCAAGTCAGGTGTCTGCTGGTAGTGCTGCCACATCCCACTCTTCTGCGCTGCTATTGCCAGCACAGTCTCATCACTCTCGTACTTCTGCTCAAGCTTGGCAAGCTGGCGAAGGGTGGGCTCCAACCAAGTCTCCACCCACACCCGGAAGGTGTACTCTGTGAGCATGTTGCTGCCGGCCCCCATCATCTTCATGCCGCCGACAGTCTCGTTCATCCTCCGGTTCGTCATGACGGAGCTGCTATTGAGGCCACCGCCTTCCAAGTCGTCGAAATCCGCGTTCAGACGGTCCTGTTCCTGGAACGAGCTGGCGGTGACATCTGTCCAGTTGACTTCCTTCACGTCCTTCTCCACGTCCGAGGCCATAGTGACGCCGCCCGGAACGTTACGGAGGATGCCTTCCACGTCCACCTGCGAGCCCCTGCGCACAATCCACCGCTTGTTCAGGACGAACTTCACATTGTCCAGTCGCTGGTTCGCAATCTCGTTCGCCTCTTGCTGGAGCTGCGAGCCGAGCTGGGCGAGGCCCTTCGGCATGGCTTGGTGGGCCTCCAGCACGCAGAATCCCACCGTGATGGGGATCTCGCCCAGGGGAAACATCTCTTTGAGGGGGACTGGGTCAGTGAGCAGCTCGAGGTCCTTGAGGCTGTAGAACGCATACGTCTTCCCCTCACTCCGGATGAAGTTGAGGTGGACTTGGATCACGTCGAAGTCGGACACGGAGGACTTCACTGTGTCTGGGTTCTCCCGGCGGCCATCCCTTGCTTGCTGCACAGGGTCATCATCTGACATCTTGGCCCCCAGGAGCTTCTTCTCATCCAGCTGCTTCCAAGGCTTCCCTGCCTTCCCATGCCCCTTCTCCATCCGGTCCAGCACATCCCCCAGGTACATCGGCATCTCAAGGATGATGTAGGGGCTGGTGCCCACCACGTTCGACCAGGTGGCTGCGGGGTCGAAGCGGAGGCGCTGGATGCTCAGCAACTCACAGCAAGGCTTGTCCACCACTGGCACTTCCTCGTCCATCTCAAGGGAGATGGGGCCGAGGCCGGGGACCTCCACCTGCTTGGTCACCTTCTGAGTCTCTGTGGCGTAGTCCCAGTACTGGAAGGAGGCGCAGAGTCCCACATTCATCGCGTCCTGGAAGGCACCGATGGAAGTGATGAACCACGGAATTCCCTTGCTGCTGTTCGTGAGGCGGTACTGGAGGAGTTCCTTCGTGATGCCGGCGGATACTACCTGGGCCATGTCATCCTTGTTGATGGGGTCCACTGAGAGCACGTCTGGATTGCTGAAAAGTGCCTGGGCCGCAGTAGCCTCATGCTTCCGTATCACCGACCGAGTCTTGGGCCGGAAGATGCGACTGCGGTACTTGTAGCCCTCACTGTTGTACTTGGAGTCCCGTGCGTGCTGGGAGTTGAAGAGGCGGAGGCCATCCTCCCAGGCCTTGCGGTAGTTGTTCTCCGCGTAGGTGGTGCTGCGCTTGTAGGCGTCCTGGGCGAGCTTCATCCAGGGGTTGTCCGAGGAAGCACCAGAGGCACTCTGCGCATTGCCGAGCTCGTTCCCGGCGGCCTGGCCTGGGATGAGGTTACTGGAGGCCACTACCATCTCCGCAGTGCTTCAGCTGGACACTCACTTGCCACTCCGTGTTGCGCTCGAAGAACTTCTCCCAGTCCTCCCCAGAGGCATCTGGGCGGGCTCGCCCAAAAGCTGCGATCTTCCGCTGGTTCTCCTCACTGTGCTTGGGGCAGAGGCGGTGGATCACTGGAGGACCCTATGGGGAGCGTGCCAATACTTAGCGAGCGTCTTGTCATCCAGCTCAAGGTGCGTGACTGGGTCCTCGTTCCGGGCCCCCCTGCGGAGGCCAGCACGCTCTAGCAGCTCCCCAGCCGCGATGAGGATCTCCCGCTTCCGCCTCCCTGCATCATGACTCAGCTGGTCCATCTTGCGCAGCATCCCGATGAGGCCGCGGGCACCACTCGCCTCCAGGTGCTTGATGACCAGCACCCCACCCTTGCACTCCACCCACCAGCCATGGTTGGGGTAGGCTGTCACAAGGACCTCGGCGGCCTCCTTGGCGCAGGCATCTGCCAGGGGGTTGTCCCCTATCGCGGAGATGAGGGCCATATGACTTCCAAGAAGTACTCAAACTTCGTCCGGTTGGTGGAGAGGATGAGGGCTACCTCATGGCCGATGCCGAGGGCGCGGAGCAGCTTGTACGCGTTGTGGGGGGTGCTTATCATACGCCAGTCGCAGTCCCGGTGTAAGGGCCGCCGTTCGGCTCGGAGGCCTGGAACTTGCGCCCATTGCTGAACTCGTAGCCTATGTCCTTCTTCCCCCACTCGTCTCCCCAGGCTTGGCGCACGAGGGCGCTGAAGGAGATGTCCCTGGTGGTGGGGGGAAGGAGAGGAACTCCGCCGCGGGCCATGTCAGACTCCCTTCAGGAACCCATGAGCTGTCAGCCAAGCCACAGCCGCAACCACTGTCGCCCCAACCACATATAGCAACGCACGCAGAGCCCCCTTGCCAATTTCCAGTTGCACGACAGCAATAACCTTGGAGGCAGCTCTGTCGGCAATGAGGTCAATCTGGGCATCCGAGAGTTCAACATTGTGGGAATCCTTAACCATGGGTCAGTAGTCCGGGAAGTAAGGGGGGTCATAGCTGGCCGGCCCCCGGTACTCCGCGCTATCTCCAAACGTGAGACAGAAGGCGTCTGCCACATCCGGGGAGCGAGGATAGCGCTTCTTCATCTCATCCTTGCTCTCTACCTTGATCTTACCAGTCGAAGTGAAGCTGTACTTCGGCATGGAGAGCTCCGCGATGAGGGTGTCGTCCCGGATGAGGCGGCAGTCCTTCTTCTCAAGCCACCTTCTTGCGCGGAACCAAAGCTCATCTCGCAGGCGGCTATAGCGGTCATCAATGGAGGCCGCTTCCGCAACATTGACCCCCACAGCTGGGAGGTTAAGCTCCAGTAGGCGGTCCAGCACTCCAGCTCCCACTCCAATAACGTCCACGAAGATAGTGCCCGGTCTATCCTCAGGGAGTGTTTGGTTCCAGTCAGCATAGATTTTCCCCGCGCTCTGCATGGTGTCCATTCCACCCCAGCTCTGGTGGGCAGCGAGGGTGGAGTTGGTGCAACGCTTCACCACCACGGTCCGGTCTCCGCCGAAGCGGGCCACATCCACTCCCCACACTGGGGGACCGAAGGGCTTCACATCTCGCACCACGGCAGCCTCACAGAGGTGCATAGGTATCACACTGTCTGCTTCTTCGAGGGGGAACTCCCCTTGCACCCGCACCCGGTACACATTGCTGTCCTTGCCATACTGGAGGATGAGTTCGTCTCGGAACTGCTGGCTCTGAAGGGGAACATCCTCTCCATTCACTTGGATACAGGCCCACAGGCTGCGAAGCTTGTGGTGGGTTTCGTAGAATAGGCCCTCTAAGCGAGTAGGGTTGCCAGCCAGCACTACGAAGGAATCCTCGCTGGAGAGGGCACCGCGGCCGGCCTCGAAGATGCTGTCAGCCACGCCTGGGGCCTCATCCGCCAGCACGAGCACGTGCTTGCTGTGGAGTCCCTGCAAAGCCTCTGGCTTCTCTGGTCGGGCTGTGCGAGCCACGGAGAATGACTCTTGGGGCGCCTCCACCATCTCGAACTGGTCAGCCTTCCACTCGAACTTGTTGCCCAGGATGGGCACGAGGGTCTTGAGCTTGCGGTGCCAGAGGCTCAGTTCTGCCCACAGTACATCACTCATCTGAGTGGCAGTGGGGGCTGTGCAGCCACCTTTGCAGGGGAAGAAGCAGGAGTGGAACCAGAGGATTGTCCAGGCCATGAAGGCCGACTTGCCCACTCCGTGCCCCGAGCGGATGGAGACTCGGCGGCGTTTGACTAGCTGGGCGCTGGCCTCCCACTGCCAAGGCAGCACCCCTTCCTTAGCGGCTGGATCCCACTCGGCGGGAACGCCAAGTGCCTCCGCGGCGAACAGGGCTGGACCGCCGGCCCTCCAGCGTTGGATGCGCTGCCAGAGGATGGCTTCTATGTCTTGGACGGTGGCTGCTACAGCGCTCACGCGGGGGCCGGGACCTGAAGTGGGACGCTAGCCACAACTCGCTCCACTGGTGACTGATGCAGCACACCAATCAGCGAGACGTTGCCAGCCACATTCAGTACAGCCTGGGGGCGGGCTCCGTAGCCGAGGGCCTTGGCGGAGTTCTTGAAGACCTCCACCACGAGCTGGTCAGAGGGGTTCGCATCGAGCTTCTTGCGGAGGATGGCGATGCTTTGCAGCACAAGTCCCTTGAAGCTCTCATCCACCGCGGCCCGAAGAACTGGGTCCACAATCTCATCCTTGCGGGTGCCGAGGAAAGCCTGGAAGGCGTCTGAGGCGATGACTTGGCTCACCCAGCCAGCGGTGTAACCGAAGTGGGCCGCCAGCTCATTCTGGTCAATGGCTGGGTTGGAGAGGATGAGGTCCGCCATCGCCTCATGGCTGTAGCTGACCTTCTTGATTCCACCAAGGACTGCGCCTGTTGCGGGGTCTGTGAACATTCGCCTGCTCCATGTGAGGTGGGGGCTGGCGGCCCCCGGCGTGCATGTATCCTACTCCCAGCTCCCACCCAAGTCAATAGGCTGGACAAGTGGGAGCCAGATGCGCGTGGGGTGGGCACGTACCCCGCACGGACTTAGAATTCCAACCCTGCACGGAGATAGAGACACTTACATACCGCAGAATAGGGCACTGCCCCCTCCCTGACCCCCCGTCACTTCCGAGGGTATATCCCGCCGGGGGTGGCGGCGGGTCCCCTTGGGCAGGCGCAGCGGTGGAGTGAGTGCTCACATCGCAGGGGGCGTGGTGCAGTGCAACATGGCGCTGGCGCTAGCAAGGTCCGTGCCTGCCATGCCGGACGGCTGGCCATAGACGCACCTAATGAGCCCATAGAAATTATCGTACACCCAGCGTCCATGTTGTGCTAGACTGGTTGCGTAGTGGGACGATGGCACGACAGCCCGGGACACCGGGTGCCGGTAGCGCCAGACCCCGCGCTAGTAGGTAGCCCCGAACGCGCAGGCTGGACCAACGCCGACGGCTTATGCCTAGCCCGCGAGTGGGACACGGACGGATGATAACGCCGGACGTGCGACCCTCAACAACCTAGCCCTCTAGTGGACGGTCAACAACACTGGAGGTTGGTATGAAGCAATACTGGACGCAGGTAAAAGCGCCAGCTGGAAATTGGTTCGATTCTCTTGGAACAGATGAGCTTGCGGGTGCAATCTCCTTTGCCAAGTTTGAGGTCGAACAGGGAAATACAGCTCGCGTGGTGTCCCGCACTGACATTGTGGTGTGGGATGAAAGTCAGCTATAATGCAAAGTCGGCCAAGACTGCCGACTAGAGGGCTAGGCATCCAACTAACTAAGGAGCAGAGCAATGAACGAACGGAAAGCAGTACTGCAGTATGGTGTGGATATGGAGGCTGGCACTATCACGTTCAACGTGCTGGGCGCCGGCTCAGTTACCCTCATGCTGGAGCAGACCTCTGAGGAGACTCGGCAGGCTGCCCTGTACAACGGCTTCAAGCAGGCTGGCGGAGATAAGGCTGCCATCCCGCGGGATGCCAAGACAGGGCGCTCGGCCTCACCTGCAGAGAAGCTTGCTGCAGTGCGGGAATGGGTGGGGCACTTGAACGCTGGTGGTAGCTGGACGCTGCGGCAAGTGGGCAGGATGCTCAACAGGGCTTGCCTCTTCGCGGCGATTGCCACTGTGCGGGGTGCGAGCCCGGAGAAAGTGGCGAGCAAGTTCGGCAGCTACGAGGACAAGGTTCTGCAGAGCTTCTTGCAGCACAGGGACATAGCGGCAGAGTACAGCAGGCTGGTGGCTCCCTCGGAGAGCAAGGCGGCGGACGAGATGTTGAGGACGCTGGAGGACTGAGTGGAGGTCAAGGGGCAGGGCTCGCAAGGGCTCTGCCCTTTGGCGCTTGGCTGGCACTGCTACCACCACGACGACTACCACTTACACCACCACCACCACATCTACGCGGTGGAGCCCCCATATCTTCCCTTCAAGGTTCCAGGTTTGGAGAGTCTTAAGTGTATGTCTCTTTATATTTTTTTTTACTTATAATATATACTTAGACAGAACAGGACACTTGAGCCCAAGGTATGACTGGAGGACTGGCACTGGTAGGGAGGCAATGGGGGGTGCACCGCGTAGAAGTGGTGGGCGTAGTTGCGGTAGTGGTGGTAGGCGTAGTGCCAGCGCGTGGTAGGCGTTGCATAACTTGGTTGACATCTGGCCAAGCTTGGGGTAGAATCTAACGATGAATGGAGGATGTATGCTTAACGATGAATGGAGGATGTATGCTTAACGATGAATGGAGGATGTATGCTTAACGATACAAAAGACCGCAGAGAAGGGCTTGGTTCCTCAGTGGCTGACTTCGAGGCCGGGCGAGCCAAGAACTTGCACGGAGGTTGGTGGGCCTGCGTCTGTGGCAGCAGGAAATTTCACTTGCAGCAGCAAGCGTTGAACGTCAAGACTTTCTGCACGAAGTGCGGAAACTGCGACATCATTTACTGGAATGGCCGAGGGAAGGGAGACCCGACTTCCAGAATGAGGCTGGATGGTAAGAGGGTCTGGCTCAAGTGACCTACTCCCGCAAAGGTCGCACCACGGGCGCAGTCCTCACAGAGGGCCTCGTGCGCTCCGCTCGCCTTCGCTCCCACAGAGGGGAGTCGGCCGCCAGCATCGCACGGGACTTTGGGGTGGGCGCAGAAACCATCCGGCGCTTGCTACGGTATGAGTCCTGGGGATGGGTTACAGATGAGGGACCAGAGGCCCCACCAGAGGCTTGGCTAGCCCCCAATCCAGAGATAGATGCCCTCGCACAGGCCGCACAAGCGCGGATGCTCGCAGCGATGGGAGTTGTGCCACAGAACAATGCAGGGCCGCAGGCCAGTGGCGCATCACAGCCTGGACCCCAAGAGCAACAGAGTAGCAGCTCTGCTGGCCCTGCACCCACCATGCCTTCGCTGGACGAGATCATGCGCAGGGAGTTCCTGCAAGGAGATGGCGTAGCCTCCGCAGCTGCAGTGGAGCGCAAGCTCGGGGAGGATGCTGCAGCGGAGGATGGGCTGTTGGATGGACTTACTGGAGGGAAGACATGAACGACTTTGACGAGAAGGCTACTGCCGAGCGGTTTCGCGTCCTGAACATTCAGCGTTGCGCTGAGGCAATGGAGATGCTTTACCAGACCTACATCATCGACGGAACCATAGCTATTGCGCGCGGCGAAGCAATCCAGGCCATCAACAAGATGATCCTTGGGCTTGGCGGGGAGGACACCATTTCCAAGATTGAGGCTGTGCCGTGGTCGGCGCGACTACACGCATCCGGCGAGCCAGAACTGGTCAAGCTGGCCGAGGACGTGAAGAAACACCTGACAGGAGGCGACAGTGAGTGAATCTGATAAACCGAGCAGCACGCCGAGGACGACCGCAGTGCAGGCCGCGTGGGAAGCAGAAGATTTAGCGTTGAGACGATTGAATGAATCCATTTTCCTGCGAAAAGACCTTGCAACTGCACAGGAG